TTTGTTTCAGAATGCAATTACTTCTGTTTTAGAAGGTAAAGCTACATTCAAACAAGCTTACACAAAGATGGGTCCAGTTCTTGTTAAAGGATTACAAAACGAAATTATCGGTTGGGATACCCCGCCAAACAGCGCAAGAACAATTGCAGAAAAAGGCTTCAACGACCCATTGATTGATAAAGGTAAGATGCTTGAATCTGTAGACTTTAAAGTAGAAAGAGGGAATGACTAATGGCTGGAGTTTATTCAGATCTAAGGAAGGCTATTAGGCGTGCCGTTATTCAGTCTCTTATTGAGTATTTCCCAACTCAAGCTGATCAAGATAAGTACATCTTCTTTAGTCATACTGGTGGAACAGAACCTAGCAATCCTTTTGTTGTGATTAATATTCTTGGTATTGAACAGATCGGTAAACATTCTACATCAACTCTTGCCGACCCCACACAAAATATATTAAACATCAGAGCATCATATGAAATAAATGTTCAGTTTAGTTTCTGTGGTTCTACTGCTGGGGATATGGCTCAAAGTTTTTCACAAAGAATTAACAACAACCCACTCTCTTTTGAGTCTCTGAATAAAGAAAAACTCAGTGTAATGCGTAAGTCTAACATTCGCAGAGCACCACAGAAAAGAGATACACAGTGGGTGGAATATTTTAATCAAGATGTTGTGTTTAGTTACATCATTAATACACAGCAAATTGTAGATTGGGTGGAAGCTGTTGTGATTGAAAGTGACATTAGCTCATCTTCGGGAACAGAACCGTCTGATATTTTCTCAGTGCCTGATGGCATCATCTATCCATAATCTTTTGCCTATAGGAATATAAAAATATGGCGAGTGAACTGAACGATGTGGTTCAGGTTGTTATCCTTGACGGATCTACAGCTATTACCACGGCTTCTTTCCAAATTCCCCTAGTCCTTGCATCGTTCACTAATTTCTCTGAGCGGGCACGTACTTATACAAGCATTACCGAAGTTGGCGGTGATTTCTCTTCAACCTCAAACGCTTATAAGATTGCTGAAAAGCTCTTTGGTCAAACCAGTGTTCTTGGTGCTCCACCTCCTTCAATTATTATCGGTCGTCGTCAGGTAGATGAAGTTACCTTCACCCCTGTAATTTCCGATAATACCACTTACACTGTTACTCTTAACGGTACTGACTACACCTTCACTTCTGGTTCTTCAGCCACCGCAACAAGTATTGTGACTGGTCTTAAAACAGCCATTGGAACACCAACGGGTATTACTGTTTCTGGTACAGCAACTCTTGTTCTTGAAGTAACTGCTCCCGGTACAGCATGGAGTGTTTCAGGTTCTAGTAATCTGACTCAAGCTAACACAACTCCTACTGAAACATGGGTAGAAGCACTAGAAGCTGTTGATATTGAAAATAGCACTTGGTATCTGCTCGTATCAGAAACTCAAGTAGTTGCAGATCAGGAAGCTCTTTCAGATGCTGTTGCTGCTCGTGAAAAGATTTATGGTATCTCATCCGCTGATGTTGTTGCCCCCACTACAGGTACAACTGACATTGGTGCTATCCTGAATGCAAAATCTGCTGGGCGTACTTTTGGTGTTTATCTGCCAACTGCTGCTACCGAATTCCCTGAAGCTGCTTGGGCTGGTAGCCAACTTGCAGTAACTCCGGGATCTAATGATTGGGACTTTAAACGCGCTTCTGGTGTAACAGTCAGTAAGCTTTCTTCAACTCAAATCACCAACCTTAAGAATAAGTCTTGGAACTATTACCACGCTAAAGGCGGTGTTAATATTTTCCAGAATGGTGATATGTTTGACAAAAAACCAATCGATATTCAAATCGGGAAAGACTGGTTAAAAGCTCGTCTTCAAGAAGGTATCTATTTCCGCTTGATTAACAGCTTGAAAATCCCAATGACTCAACCAGGTCTTGTGATTGTAGAGAACGAGATTCGCTCTGTACTCTCTCTTGCTGAATCTAATGGCTTGATTGATCGGGGATGGACAATTTCTACCCCAAGCGTGCTTTCAATTCCTGAAACCCTTCGTGCACAACGTGCTGCTGGTGTCTTCGTGATTAATGCTCGTCTGCAAGGAAGTATTCGTTCGGTTTCTCTACAAGTTTACCTTTCTGTATAAGGAGATTATAAATGGCTAATGATAATATTATCTCCAATTATGCACCGGATGAGTTTACTATTGTCCTGTCTAAGGGTGATTTTGTACATAAAATTGTAGGCTTTGCTGATGGCACTTTCGTTTCTATGAATCGTATTGTGCCTACCTCGACACCATATCAAGGGGTTGGTTCAAGTTCGTTCGGTCGTGTGAAACGTCGTGTTACTGCAATGGATGTAACTGTAACTCTACACCAAGGCAGTCCTTCAAACACCGTTCTACAACAGCTTCAGATTGCCGATGCTAATACGGCAGGCAACGAGTGGGTGTTTAATTGCACAATTAAGGATTTGAGCGGTCAAACCGTAGCTTCTTCAAATAATGCTATTATTGCTGCCCCAGCTAATGCCGACTTTAGTTCGGATTTCGGTACGCGGGATTGGAGTATTTACCTCTATGGTAGTGACTTGTTCATTGGTGGTAACACACCTCTAGCACCTGACGAAGTAGCATCGGTTGAAGCTCTTGGTGGTATTGTTGAGGACAAGTGGAAACTTAATCCTTAATACAAATAGGGGCACCTAAGTGCCCCACATTAAGGAGTGGATATGGCTGCTATCTTCAATTATATTCCAGAAGAAGTGTATGTTGTAATTGCTGGCATTTTAAATGCTGAGGGATTTGCTGAAGGATCTTTTATTAACATAGTAAAAGATGAAATGCCTTACAGGTCAAGAACAACATCTGATGGACAAACAGTAAGAATTTATAGAAACAACCAAACTTATACAGTAGAGCTTACTTTTCATATAGGTTCTACTTCAAATGATTTTCTAACCAAGCTTTGGCAGTTAGATGAGATTACCCAAAGAGGTAAATTTCCTCTCTTTATAAAAGATGGTAATGGTAGTGATCTATTCTTCTCTGCAACTTCGTGGATTGAAGGACTACCAACTCTAAACAAAAGTACCAATGTAGACACACGTACTTGGAGAATCAAATGCTCGTCTGCTGGTGTTAATTTTGGTAATAATAGCGATGCTTCAAGCATGGTGCAAGATCTTCTTAATATTGCTACCTCAGCATTACCTGCAATTGAAGGGATTCTATAATGGCGAATAACTTTTCAGTTTCTACATATAGTCCCTCAGACGTAGGTTTAATTATAGGTGGTTATACACTGTCTGGATGGGATAGAATCAGTATCACCAGAAGAACTGATAGCTTTAAGCCAGTTTTTGGAATCAGAGGTAAACACACCCGTATTCGCATGGGCGGCAAGGAAGCTAGAGAAACCTCAGCTTTTATAACTATTGTTCTCAGTCAAGAGTCACAAGCTAATGATGTACTTAGCGAGATTCATAGGCAAGATATTGATCAAGGAACGGCAAGGATTGCTTTGATTCTAAAAGATTCTAGCGGTTCTTCCGTCTTCTCGTCTAACGAAGCTTACATTACCAATTTCGCTGCTTCTGAATTTTCAAATGATTTTGGTACAAGAGAATGGCGAATCTTCTGCCAGACAACAGAAACTTTCAATGTCGGTAACAACACTCGTCCTCAAACTTCCCTACTTGATACCGCTATCAACGAAGTTAGTTCTTTTGTTTCTGGAATTCTTTAGCAACAAACGTAAAAAATATTTTAGGAAAATAAAATGGCTAAATTTGAACTGCTTGAACAGACGGATATCACTGTCGGTGACTACACTTACACTGTAACCGCTATGACTGCAACAGAGGGTCTAAAGTGGTTGGAAGAAAACAGATCAATTTCAAAATCAGGTAAATCTGATCTTGCTGTGATGAAACAGGTTATTTGTAAATACGCTACACTTGGTAGTATGGCGATTGATGAGAAGAAATTCAATATTCACTTTGCCCGTAAGCTTAAGCAAATGACTAAATTATATGAAGAAATTCTTAAGTTTAATTTCCCCGAACAAGAAGAGGGTTTTCAGGAACCCGATACAGAAGATTAATTAAATCTGCGTCGGGGGAAAACAAAGCTGAGACAAAGCTTGAGAAAGAAATCTCTGAAAAGTTCTCTCAGAATTGGCAAATCTACAGAATAGCTATGCATCCTAAAGGTGGAATGGATGTGGCTCTTAAGATGAGTACACACTATTCTACTAGACAGTGTATGGATGTTATAGAAATGCTAGATGTTTACGATGCTCTTCTTGAGCAAGAGAAAGCTAAAATTAAAAAGACTCAAGGAGAATAATTATTG